TTACTTGTATAACAAGTACGGATAAAAAAAGGAGTTGAATCATGGGAATTATTACACTTATATTTACACATATGAAACGGAGTATATAATGCCAAAAGGATTAATGGATTTTTCTGAAAGGGAAAGTCTTGCACCATATGTAAGAGCTGTGAGCGTTGAGGTTGCAACTGCAACTTTAAGCCCATGCAGAGCAGTTTATTGTGGAGTAGCAGGAAATTATAACCTTTTTGTTGATGGTGAATGGGTACACTTTAAAGCTATACCAGCTGGTACAGTATTAAAAGTATGTGCTGAAGGAGCAAGAGACAACGGGGATGATTCAGCCCCAGCTGCTGGAGAAATTGTCTTTTTATACTAATGGCCTTCGGCATGACAGAGCTCTCCAAGCTTTCAATAGCTGCGCAAGAGGAGATTTTATCAAGACTTGCTTCCGAAGAAACATGTCCAATCGAAATAGATAATAAGATATACTATATACCTAAAGAGGTAAACAATCTAATAGATATGCTTTATCAGCAGACGTGTGATTTCTCAAAAGGGGAAAATGGACTACCGCCAAATAAAACATAAAAAACATTACATATACGAAAATATACCTGAGTTTAGTAATACTCACCCAGACAAAACGCCTGTAAAAGATTGGCGTAAAGGAAAAGAAGGAGATTGGGTCTGGAGCGACGATAAAAGAATAGTGCAACTTCTCAAAGTTGTAGACAAAATCAAACACCCAAACGATAGAAAGAACTATAAATATGCTAGTGGATATGTACGGACAATTGTTGGTACATTCCTAAAAACTAAGGGTGTTGAGATGGATACGGATTTTTCAAAGCATCCAAATAGGTATACATTCTCTGGAAAGAACCCCAAATCGGTAAAAGAAAGAAAAGGGGTGACAAATAAAGAAAAGATTTTCGCAACAAATGTTGCAGTTGGAATGGGGCCCGTAAAAGCATATATGGACGCCTTTAGTAGTGATGATGAATTACAGTCTAGAAGAAAAGCAACAATATTATTAAAACAGGAAAGAGTTATGCAAGAAGTAGAAAAGTCAGTATTAGATATAGCAAAAGGAATGGGATTAGACCATGAGTACGTATTAAATAAATTAAAGTGTCTTGCTGATAGTAGTTCAGATGATGGTATCGTATTGCAATCAACAAAAGAACTTGCAAAAATAATCGGTACTTCTGGTACTACTATAAAACAAAAGGAGATGGGTATAATAGGTATGTTTCAAGGATTCTCACCTGAGCAACTTGAAGAAGCCCAAAGGCCCAGACTAAAAGAAGTAAAAGGAGAAGTAGATGAACACGTGTCCTAGATGTGGTTCTAACAAGACCAAGAAAAATGGCAAAAGAAAAGATGTTCAGAGATATAAGTGTAATGAGTGTAATCGAGAATACTCAGATAGTGAAAGCAGTTTTGGGGATTCAAACATGTCTACATCCTCTATGGTGGAGGAATTAAATTATGTTTATATTACTGACAATGTAGCAACGGGAAAAGTCCCGACGTTACAACATTTATTGGAGAAATTCAACATCTCTGAAGATGAGTGGAAAGTAACTAATTTTAAAGTGAATCAATGGGATGTTTCAGCTAAGGAAGAAGTAGATGGTAAGATAGTATGGAATACTCATACTAACTATCAAGCAAAAGCAACTCTCATAAGAAAGATTCCAGTAAAGTGTGATTTCCCTACAGTTCAAGGAGCTACTGTAGAACCTAAGAAATTCAATATAGTAAAAACAAAGAGAGACTTAAATATTGATGTGGTTCTTCCAGATGCCCAAGTAGGATTTAAAAAGAATTTTGACACAGGAGAACTATCTCCACTTCATGATTTAAAGGCAATTTCAGTTGCTACGGAAATAGTTAAGGAGATAAGACCTAATAGGATAATATTATTAGGTGATATGCTTGATTTACCAGATTGGTCTACTCATTTTATGCGTTCTCCAGAATTTTACTTTACTACACAACCTAGTTTAGATTGGTTAGCCTCTTGGATTTCAGAACTTAGACCATATTGTAATGAGATGGTTTATATAGAAGGCAACCATGAAAAGAGAATGATTGATAGTATAGTACAAAATACAATTCAAGCCTATGGTATTAAACCAGCAAATGAACCAGATGTTCCTCCTATTCTTTCAGTACCTTATATGTTAGGGTTACATAAGATGGGAGTAGAATATGTAGGCAATTATCCGCATGGAGAGTTCTATATTAATGACAACCTTGTATGCATACATGGAAATAAAGTAGGTCCCAAAAGTGGACAAAGCATAATGAAAATGTTGGACTCTCCAAGAATTAGTGTAATCCAAGGTCATGTCCATAGATTAGAAATGGGACATAAGACAGTTTGGACACATGGACAACCAAAGATATATCAAGCAATCTCTCTAGGTACTCTTGCAAGAATAGATGGAATTGTTCCTGGTGGAGGTACTCGATATAATTGGCAACAAGGATTTGGTATAGTAGAATATGATAAAGAAAGATTCCAAGTAGATTCAATTGGTATCTATGATGGCAAAGCAATATTTAAAGGGAAACTATATAGTGGATGAGTATACAAAGCCTAGAGGAAAAAAGACTAGGCAAGGAATGAGTAAGAATACCAAGCATGGTAATAAAGTAAGTAAAAAATATTATAAGAAAAAGTATAGAGGTCAAGGAAAATGATATATGGAGGAAAATTTATAGTAATATGGAAGAAAGCTAAAGAAGATGAGACAGATGCTTTAATGAGGTCTTTTGATACAATGATAGAATCCAAGTCTTATATTCAAGGGTTTGTAGACTCTATTGTTTCTTTCACTAAAGATGCAAATGAGGAAAAATTATTAAAAGAATTTGAAATAGAGGTAATGAAATGATGGGAACAAAAAGAGGGTTAAAAAGAAAAGACTTGATTAATAGGGTAAAAATGTTAGAGTATGCCTTATCTAATTCTATTGATAGACAGAGAAATTGTGAATTAGTGCTTGACTTTTACATAAAGATGAATAAGGACGAGAAGAAATTTCGGAAGTTTTTAGATAAACAAAAAGAAGATGGCGAACATAAACAAGAGAAACGTAAGCGAAGCTGAGGAACAATTATTACTTGCTCATAATGATTTAATTGCATTTGGTAAGTTGTTTCTTCCTGATGACTTTAAAAGAAGTGAGACTCCTCCATTCCACTATGAGATGGCAGATGCCATTGATGATATAGAATCAAAACAATTGGGGATTATTCTTCCTAGAGGACATGGGAAGACTGTATTGACTAAGGCTTCTATTATAAAAGATTTTGTTTTTTGTCCAAAAGAAGATATGCATTTTTACGCATGGGTATCTGCTACCCAGAAGTTATCAGTAGGAAATATGGATTATATTAAGCATCACCTTGAATTTAACGACAGTATTAAGTACTTTTTTGGTAATCTCAAGGGGAGAAAGTGGACAGAAGAAGACATAGAACTAACAAATGGGTGTAAACTCATATCCAAAAGTAATGTGGCTGGTATTCGAGGAGGGGCTAAACTACATAAGAGATATGACTTAATTATTCTTGATGATTTCGAACATGAAGCAAATACCATTACACCAGATGCGAGAGCTAAAAATGCGAATCTGGTCACAGCTGTTGTTTATCCTGCGCTTGAGCCTCATACTGGCAGGTTGCGTGTTAATGGCACTCCCGTTCATTATGATTCCTTTATTAATAATCTTATTAACAATTATGAAAAAGCTAAGAAAAGTGGTGAAGACTTTTCGTGGAGAGTGATAACTTATAAGGCAATTTTGCCAGATGGAACTCCACTTTGGCCATCATTTTTCTCAAAAGAGAAATTAGAAGAAAAGAAAAAATTCTATTACGATAGTGGTCAATCCCAAAAGTTCTACCAAGAATATATGATGGAAGTCCAATCTGAAGAAGATTCAGTATGGAATAGAAGACATGTAAAACATTGGGAAGGATATTACGAGAATGAGGACGGGGTTAATTACATTCACGTTGACGGTGAGAAACTTCCTTGTAATACATTCTTGGGTTGCGACCCTGCTACAGATATTGATACTAAGACTTCTGACTTCTCAGTTATAATGGCAATTGCTATTGACCCTAATAATAAATTATATGTATTAGAGTATGAAAGACATCGTAGTATTCCTACTGTAGGTTCAAGGGATAACAATGGAGAGATAATGGGAAAGAAGGGTGTTGTTGATTATATAATGGATATGCATGAAAAATATCATTGTGTATCAAGTACTGTAGAAGATGTGGCTATGAATAGGTCAATTTTCCAATCATTAAATGAAAGAAGAAGATTAGAGAATAAATATAATATTGGAGTAATCCCAGAAAAACCTGGTGGAACAAATAAAAGAAATAGAATATATAGTGGTTTAAGTGGTAGATTTAGTACAGGAAATGTGTTTTTAAAGGAAAATATGTTTGATTTAACCAACGAAATCATTACTTTTGGCCCCAAAATGGCCCATGATGATACGATTGAGACCCTTTATTATGCACAATTACACGCATTTCCACCAAATATGAGACAAAATGAGTCAAAAAAAGATTGGTTTAAGCCTAAAAAGAGAGCAAAAAGCTGGGTAATAGCATAATGCCACAACAGAAAGTACCATTCAAAAGTAGACAATCTCCAATGAGCATATCTAATTTGAGATTACAATCTCCTATTGGACAAGAATCTTTATATGGTAGATTGTTTGGATTTGGTACAAATGTTGCAGAAACTTTATCTGGTTCTGACCCTTCCTCTATATGGGAAAATTATATGTCTCAAGCTTCAACTGCAGCTGATACATTGAGGAGCCATCCAGGTCCCTCTGCTGGAGCATTATTATTATATGAAGCTGCAAGAAGAACTGGAATAGGAGTAGATGCTGGTAAAGTATCATTTCCTACAAAGTATGGTAAATTTAAAATAGGGACTGGAGATGTTGGTGGAGCAAAAGGGGTAAAATTACAATTTGATTTAGATAAAGGTATTCTTGGTAAACTAGAAAAAAGGTTAATGAAATAATGGCAAAAAGAGGAAGAAAAAATAAAGCCCATATTAATAAACAATTATGGGATAGGGCGAATAGTACAGATAGGTCTAAGTGGAGAAGTAAAAGTCAAACGGGATATGATTTTTATTTAGATGAACAACTTACTCATGATGAGGAGAAGTCTTTAGAAGAATCTGGAATGCCTTCTTTTACAATTAATAGGATTTTACCTATTATTGAAATAATGAAATATTTTGTTACAGCTAATTCTCCTAGATGGAAAGCTGTAGGAGCGACTGGAGATGATACAGATATTGCTCAGGTTCATTCTGATATATCTGATTACTGTTGGCATTTATCTAATGGTAATTCTATATATGGACAAGTTGTCCTTGATTCTTTAGTAAAAGGAATAGGATACTTTCTAGTAGATGTAGACCAAGATGCAGACCATGGGAAGGGTGAAGTTACTTTTAGTAGGATAGACCCTTATGATGTTTTTGTAGACCCAGCGAGTCGTGATTTCTTATTTAGAGACGCATCTTTTATTATGGTCAAAAAGAACTTATCTAAAACTCAATTAAAGAATTTATTTCCACAACACTCAGCAAAGATAAATAAAACAACTAGTAGTGAATACTCATCTAGTTTTTCACAAAGAAATGTAGAGTCTTCTAAAATTGTACAGCCAGAAGATATTAGTTTTACTGTAGACCAAAAAGCAGAAGAAGACCAAATTATTGCATATTATGAAAATTATAGTAAAATAAAGGTTCCATTTGTAAATGCTTTTATTAGCATTCCCTTGACTGATGAACAGGAAGAACAATTACAACAATCTGTACAAGTACAATTACAGGAATTTCAAGCAGAATCTGAAGTGCAATTACAAGAAAAGGTATTATCAATACAACAATCCTTGCAATCTGGGGAAATTATTCCAGAAAGAGCTGAATTAGAAATAAAGAAGGCTCAGCAAATGATGGAAACTGCAATTGCAGAAAAACAACAAGAGTTAACATCATCTGCACAGGAGGAAATGACGAGAGTAGAACAGGTGGTGATGAGAAAAGAAGAATTTGATAATATGATGAAAAGTGAGGATTTCAAGAAGAATGTAGTAGATTTTGTTGATTTCTATGAAACAAGAATTAAATTAATTTGTACTGTAGGAGATGATGTATTCTTATATGAATATGAATTACCGATTACTGAATATCCTATAGTCCCAGTACCTTATTTATATACTGGTACTCCATACCCAATGTCGGCAGTAATGCCTTTGATTGGTAAACAACAAGAAATTAATAAAGCTCATCAGATTATGGTTCATAATGCAAACTTAGCTTCTAATCTTAGATGGTTATATGAAGAAGGTTCTGTAGATGAGGAAGAATGGGAACAGTATTCATCTAGCCCAGGTGCTTTATTGAAATATAGACAAGGATTTCAACCTCCTACTCCTGTACTTCCAGCACCTATTAATAATGCATTTTATACAATTACCCAAGAGGGTAAACAGGATGCAGAGTATATCTCTGGTGTTCCATCAGCTATGATGGGATTTACTCAGCAACAAGCTGAGACTTATAGAGGATTACTTGCAAATGATGAGTTTGGAACAAGAAGATTAAAGTCGTGGATGTCTACTATTGTGGAACCATGTCTTGAGCATTTAGGAAAATGTTTCCAAATGATATCTCAAAAACATTATACGATTGATAAAGTATTTAGAATAGTTCAGCCTCAAGCAGGCCAAGAACCAGACCAAGATAAAGAAGTAAGAGTAAATATTCCAATATTCAATGACTTTGGTCAAGCAATTGGTAAGTGGATGGATTATGAATCATCTAGATTTGATGTAAGAATAGTAGCTGGTGCTACATTACCTCTTAATAGATGGGCATTATTAGAAGAATATTTCAGATGGTTCCAAGCTGGATTAATTGATGATATTG